AAGAACCAAGTCAACCAATTCAAGAACCAAGTCAGCCAATTCAAGAACCAAGTCAGCCAATTCAAGAACCAAGTCAGCCAATTCAAGAACCAAGTCAGCCAATTCAAGAACCAAGTCAGCCAATTCAAGAACCAAGTCAGCCAATTCAAATTCAAGAGGAGCCGAGTCAGTTGCAGGAAGTGAACATCGATGTTTTAGAAGATTTGGAAAACATGCATCTCAAATTGAAAAAGCCATCTGAAGTTTATTACAACATGTATCGAATTGCAAAAGAGAAAGCGAGAGAACTTAAGAAAAGTGCAATTGCTGCATATTTAGAAGCTAAACAAATAAAGTCAACTCACATGTTGGAAGATAGTGAAAGTGAAAGTGATGAAAATGATATTTACAGCGAGGACAGTTATAGCGATGACGGAAACGAGAATGAATCATAAATGCAGAATAAAAGTTAAAACAAAAAAATATTTTATCATGAATTTTATATAACAGACAATCATAATGTTGAACATGCTTAAAAATCACTTTGTTGTGATAGTTTTAGGAGCAATTGTTTTGTATTGGGCACTTTCTCAGTATAAGTCATCATCTGAAGGCATGGAGATTGTGGATCCTAACAAACTGACTCCTGAAAAGCGAAGACAGTATTACAAACAGGCTTCCGGCCAACACACTCCCAACATCGGCAATGTTCATCCTGCTACTGGTTTAGAGAACATTCAGTATGCTCCTTCCAATGGAGCCACCACCTCTATACAAGGACTGCCTCCCAGCTGCACCCCCCAGCAAACGGTTGATCCTCTTGAACTTTTGCCCAGGGATGTCAACAGCCAGTGGGCTCAGTTGAATCCGGTTGGTGCCGGAGATCTTAAGGGCGTCAACCTTCTCAGTGCTGGCGCTCTCATCGGCATTGACACCATCGGCAACACTCTGCGCAACGCCAACCTCCAGGTTCGCTCCGAACCTCCCAATCCACAGCTCAACGTTGGTCCCTGGAACAACACCACCATTGCCCCGGATCTTATGCGTGTTCCTCTCGAGATTGGCTGCGGTCCTCAGTAAAACCCTCAACTTTAAAAATTCATTTTATACATTTTGCATTTTTGATAAATGTATAATATTTGAAAGCTTAGTGTTTTGTTTTGCGGCGAGTCGTTTTTATTTTGTATTTCCGCCTTGCAAGCTTACGGCAGGTTCGGATTTTTTTTCGCAGTTTTCTTCCACCTTTCGCATGAAAACTAAAAAATCCGAGTTCAGTAGCGGTTTTACCGGTTGCACCGGTTGGATTGACAAAATGTGATGAGGCAGCTGATTCAGTACTCACACTTCTAGTATGTTTACCATAACGCTTGCCGGTGGTGAGATCAAAATATTGTTTATCCTCGCATCTACAGCCAGTGTTAATAAATACAACATGGTCGTCCATGTACTTACTTACTTTCTCTTCCAATGCATCATCTCTAATGGGACCGGGTTCTTTTATAACAATGGCCGTTCTAACTCTTTCTCTCATGAGATCTAAAATATCAGAAAGATATACCGGTCTCTCACCCTCACGGGTATTAAATATGTACGGGGGGTACCGTGTACTACAAACATCATCATGTGGTTTTGGATGACATACAAGAAAATCGCTTTTGTGTTCTTCATAAACATCTTTGAATTGAGGGTTACTTTTTAATAAATCATACGTATTTCCATTAATGCTTTCATACACCAAAAAACTAGCAGGATTCCATTTAAGGGTTCGAACACCATGTTCATTTGTTATCATTTCATCATCAAAAACCTCTCCTCCGTCCAGCACAATCATGTCATGTATTACATCACCGTGTGAATATAATGACAACGGTGTTCCTTCACCAAAAAAAATATTTTTAATATGGTTGACTCGTTCATAAACCTCGTCTCGGGTTAAATCACGATGATTGTCAGAAGGACTTGGTAAAGTAGTGATAAAGGCATTTGTGATGGTCTTAGGTGATACTCCACTTGTAACGGTTGGGTGACCTGCGTAGTTAAACAAAAACATATTTCCATGAACACGAACAGTTTTATGGATGTCAAGCCTAGAATGGTTCGCTAAAAAAAAAATATGTTTGATGCTACGCATATCTTTACCATCTCCATGTGCAAAAGTATTTACTCTAACTGCATTTCTATGACTCTCTGGAGAAGAAGAAACACCCACAACTTGGGCGTACGACGGTGGGTTCATGTTGTTTATTATTTATTATTATGTTATAAATATTTTATTTTTATTTTGACTGTTACCAACAAATACAAAGACACATGACCATAAAAAGACAAATAAATGATATAAACATTTTTTATTAAATATGAATCAACAAACAACCATGGCACAACCGTCATTGGAACAACGCATCCAGCGCTGGGTGCAGTTGGACAATGAGCTGAAACAGTTGAATGAACGAATGCGCGAGCTTCGCGAGTCTCGAAACGCAATGGAGTCCAGTATCCTTACGCACGTTGCAGAGCACAATCTCTCGCATGCAACAGTTCGCATCAAGGACGGCACACTCAGGTTTGCGTTCAATGTCAGACAACCACCGGCACTCACACTGTCATTCTTAAATGAGGCTTTGGCCGAGTGCTGTCCACCTCAGCAGGCTGCGGCAATCATGCAGCACGTGCGAACGAAGCGCGATGCTGCTGCAAAACTGGTGCCGGAAATACGGAGAAATGCCAATAAAAATGACACGCCGGCTAATTCAATTCAATGAATCGCGCGGCTTCTTCGTCATCAACCGCGAATTTCTTTTCGTTAAGTAAGAACCGAATGGTTGCAATGGATGTTAGTTCGCTGATGAGGACACTGAACAAGGCGATGTCAATTTGACTGATTGTGACCATGACTGTGAAAACCGAGCGCACACTGGTGATAAAATACATCAAATTTGCGATGATTTGCAGTTCATTCTTGGTAAAATCGGTGATCACTTTTTTATCAGGATTGTAAATGTTGAATCCCAGAATTGGCATTGCATTTTCTTCAATAATGACTTTAGATACATTGAGCAGAGCAACAATGAAAAGCAGCATGTAGTATTTATCCATCGTGTCGACTGTCACACTGATTACTTTCAAGCGTGCATTTGGACCCATGTTCCAATAATCGGAGTTGTCTTTAAACACAAGCGCGACGATGAGCACAAAAAATAGTATCAGCGCGTTTCCCACCAAGCAATAACGCAGCTTGCGGTTTGTGTTCATGTGTGCTACAATGTATACATGAATAAAAGTTTAAGTTTTTTTATGAAATCATATAAAGAGAGATTCGAAAAATGTCGTTGCCTTTGCTGCATTCGTCATTGTATTTTTCCATAATTGTGCAAGTTGTCACTGGGATAATTGAATTATTGGCATTGTTTGTCCGAACTGCGCCAGGCATGACTCTGATCAAACAGCTACTTGGGTTGGAGCTTGCAGTCCAAACAGTGGAAGGTGCATTCTATGTTTGGTTGTACAATAACATTAATACTGTGAAAAATATAACACCCAAACGCTATGCAGATTGGGCGTTCACCACGCCGACCATGTTGATCACGCTGGTTGCATACATCATTTATCTGAATTCAGAAACTCGGGAAGGCAAAAAGCTTTCTTTAATCCAGATTTTGAGAGAAAATGCAGTGCCAATTGCACAAATCGTCGGCTTGAATTGGCTCATGCTTTTGTTTGGATACTTAGGCGAGGTAAATGTCATTCCGTTGATTGCTGGAGTTGTCATTGGGTTTTTGCCGTTCATCGCTTATTTTTACATCATCTACGAGAGATTTATTAAGACGACGGATGCAGTTGCAGTGAATCCTACAAGTATGAAAATTTATGCGTATTTTTTGGTGTTTTGGTCATTGTATGGAGTTGTTGCGGTGCTTCCTTACACGATAAAGAACACAATTTACAACATACTTGATTTGTTTTCGAAGAATTTCTTTGGCTTATTTCTCTCGTATTTGATTGTTTCAAAGTCATCAATATTCATTTGAAAACCACGATTTAAAATTATAATGATGCATCAATGAATCATTATGAAAACATTGAAAACATTGAAAACATTCAAACTAATTGTGGCCATGTGTGCAGATGGCGGCATCGGTTATAAGGGGGAGTTGCCGTGGCCACATTGCAAGGCCGACATGGCGCATTTTGCCAAGCGCACAACCGGTGCAGGCAACAACGCAGTCATCATGGGTCGCTCCACGTGGTTTAGCATTCCGGTGCGACCATTGCGCCGTCGAGTCAATTTGATTCTCTCGTCGCATGCATCCGGTTCCGAATCGGGCCAAGAGCATTGGTTCTCTTCGATTTCGGAGTTGTTTGCACACTTGGAGTCAGCAAAGTATGATGAAGTGTGGATCATTGGTGGTGCCAGCATTTACGAGCAGTTTTTGACAATGCATGCAAACAATGAAATCGTCATAGATGAGGTGTGCATTACGAAAATAGAGGGAACATACGAATGCGACACGTTTTTCCCGTTGAACTGCGTAGATGAAATGAATGTGAACATGATGAATATAAACATGATGAATATGAATAATGTGTAATTTGATGCAAAATATAGTGTGCAATTAACATAATCACGAACAATTGAATTCAATATTATGACGAATGTGTTTCAACATGCAATTGGTCTAGCATCATTTGCATATAGTATGACCTTGTTGATTGCATATTTAATTGTCATGGCGTGCACTTTGACGGTTTGCAATTTTTTGGGCACATTTCTCTCTGATGGTATGTTGGACATTGTAAAAAGTGCCGTGTCTTCTCTTGCAAATCGTGTCTTTGGCTACTTTGCATTGCAACCTTCTTGTCATTATTTGAATGAGACTTGTGAAAACATGCGTCATTACAAGAATAAAAGAATTAAATCCATTCGTCTGTATTACCGACGGGTGCCCAAAAAGTTGCTGAATTTGTATAACAAAATCACACTTTCGCGCATGACTAAGTTATACACCGAAATGATGGAAGAACACAGCAAAGCAGACCATTGTCATGTTCCTATGTCGGAATATCTGTGCCAGCATGCAGATGCGATTCCGTTTCACTGCGGTCTCATATTTGAGATGGAAGATGGTGTGTATTTAATGCTGGACAAGACATCAACTATGACACTTTTAAAAATGAAAGAGCCGCACATTAAAAATGCGGTTATTAAGACTATTTCTCTCAACGACAAGTCATTTGTTTTGGGTGGTTTCATTGATGCTGCAAAGCGGCATATGAAAGACGAGCACTGGTTTCAGTGGGACTTCAAACACAATTGCTTTTACATAACAAAACGACTTCTTGTTAAAAATGGTCTTTATTTGGAAGAGGAGCATGAAATGACGCGATACTACACGCAAATGCAACGATTGTATGACATTTCTAAAACATTTAGCTATTCTAAAAATCTTGAGCTATTTGTTAGGTTGCAGGCATGCACAGTTGCATGCGACCTTGGATTTGTTCACAAATTGAATAGAATTTTGATGTATTCATTTAACTAGTTGAAATTTGATGTATTTCATAATGAAATTTAAATATTTAATTAATGTAAACATAAACAATGACAGATTCGACAGATTCTGTGAATTATTTCATTGCGTGGTGGTCGGCAGTTTATTCGCGTTTGTCATACTTGAATCCTCAGCAATTTTTAGGAAGATACACCGAAATTTTTGGAGACGAAGAAGGTAATATTAACAATGGTGTGGCAGTGGGTTCGAATGACAACAGTGGTGGTGCCTTGCCAACCACCAGCGTGCTTTCCATGATGCAGAATCAAGCAACTAAAAATGGAATCCAGGGACTGTTGGACGATAAAGTGTTGTTGAAGTTGGACCTACTTGGCACAAAAGTGAATGATAAACGGTGGGGGTTGAATGTTATAATGGTGGATGCGTTGAATGCAAGTGTTGGACCCACCACACTGACATTGGACTGCATAACAAACTATGGTCCAGATGGAAAGCCGGCAGACACGTTTGGAGAAGCATCTGATGTTGCATCCTGGGCTGAAAAGGTGAACATCATCCTTGGAGAGAGAAGAAAAATGAAAGAGGATGATGAACAATCAGGAGGTGGGCTTTTTGATAAAAAACCTAAACTATCACCAGATGTGTTAAAAAATATGTTGAATTGTGCGCCGGAACTTGTGGTCACAAACAATCCGATGCTCGTGTTTCGCGCCATTTC